TCTCGGTCACGGACAACAACGCATCCGCCCGGAGCATAGGGATGACTAGAAGCTTTTGCAATTGTCATCGCAACGTCCATAAAGAATCGTTCTTTATCTTTGATAAAAAGCGGGTCGCCTTTAGGGCTTGGCATATGTCACATATCTGATTCAACTCTCCTATATTAGGTAGTGAATTAGCAAGATGCGACTACATATTATGGACGATTCAAAATTCGATTTGGGCAATTTCGAAGAGGAATATCTGACGCAAGCTGCTGGTGTTGTACCATTTTCAGAATGGACTAACGACGATATTCTCAGCTTCGAAGAGCCGGATATGGTGAATAGCCCTGCTCATTACACCAGCGGTAGGTACGAAGCAATTGATGTGATTGAAGATGCAATCACCGAAGCTCCTAACGTACAGGCAGGCTTCTTGCAGGGACAAGTGTTGAAATATCTGCTCCGCCTCTGGCATAAGATTGATGCCAAGGAAGATGCAGAAAAGGCACGTTGGTATTTGGATCGCCTTATTAAATCGCTAGAATGAGAAAGCCGCTGTTAAGCGGCGCTAACGTTAGCAGCGACGGAAGAAAAGATAACCGTGTCGTTTCTCTAGGATCTCGTGATCCATTACGTGAGAAGAGAGCTGCTCATAAAGACTATCTGTATCGTGAACCTTGTGTTTGAAATATACAGACCATCCGTTAGACATCTCCGGAGCATCAGGTAAATACCAGGCGTGCACGGTAAAACATTCCCAAGGCTCTAGTCCGTGGGACACCCAACTGTTCAGTTCCTCTAGGCGCTGAGCAGTTTTTATTATGTGCTGTTCGTGTGCTTTTTCTGTAGGTAGGCTAAGCACGCCGTCATAGATCAAAGCGTGCTTCCACATAATGGTGCCATCTCTACAGATCAAGCGGCACGGATGTACTGATGTTCCTGACGGGAGATTACACAGGAAGCTCTTGGCAATATTCTTCGACATCAAATATCACCTTTATTATCCTCGTAGTACTCAAGATCTTTCTTCCAATGATCTCCTGCGTACTCACTGTAGATAACGCGACCAACGTCGCGGAAGGTGTTATAGAACAGAGTGGTCTTGTCAACGTCTGTGATAGCTGCATCAATAGGCGGTCCATAGACAATCAAGTTCCAGGTGCTTGGACACACGGGTTCGAACCCAGTTGTCGTTGCACGTAGTTGTTTAACTCGCCTAAATGGAATGCACACAGGATAATCCCACACAACAGGGCAAGCTCGTAAAATCTCACTAGCGCTAGTGAAATAGACGAAAGACTTGATATAACCCTGTCGGTATTCGTTAATGGTTTTATTAAGCCAGATTCTCGAATTCTTAACCGCTCCTTTAGCGGCCACCCAGACGTTTCCGTGCCAATGTTCTTGGAGTGGGTTGACTTCAATAGACGGTACCGATGTAGCGTTAACTAGTACTTGCTGCACTGGATCCGACGTAGGGTCATAGTCAATGCTGCCCATTACTGAGCGAGCACGTTCAATGATCTGCGGTGTGGGATACAGTGGCAGCTTTAAATTATTAGCAGCTAATTTATCCTGTAAATTCTGCTGCGATCGCTCTGAGGCTTTCTTGGCTCCTACCTGCTTCGACAGCAAATGTTCTTGTTCCAGCATCACTAATAATTGTAATTAAAACGTTTTTAGACCAGTCATTATCGTCAATTTCTTCCATCAACTTACGCAGCATCTTGAGAACTTCTTCATCCTCTTCACGCTCTGCAGTACGGATGTCAAACTCAATAGCGTTGCCTGACATATACGTGGAAGAATCGTTGATCAAATTAATGACAAGCGACCCTGCTCCTTTAGATTCGAACCCTTTAAGTGCAACATCAATGAGGTCACATAAGATTAACTCAGCAGTCGCCATAAGGAATTGCTGCTCTTGTTCTTTCTCTTTACCGAACTTGTCGGACTTGATAAGTTGTTGAAGCAGATCAGTACGTCTTGACATAATTAAATGACTCTGAAACAAGGATAAGTTATTTAAAACTCTTGCGTGGGCTTTTCATCATCTTCATTATCAATAGGGTTGTAATTCAGTGATGTGTCGCCAGGAGTTTGCTGTGATATGTGATCACCTTTAAGCATATCTGCTAAAACTGACGCAAACTTGTCAGTAAAGTCAGTGTCAGGATTCAAAAGCAGATCGGCTTTCAGCTCGTCTTCCATAGCTGAACGCATTTCTTTCTCTTCAGCTTTCAATGCTTCCTCCATTATGTACTCAGCAACACGCTGACGGAGAGTATGTAACTCACATTGCAGCTCAAAAGATTCGGAGAAGGATTCGTGATCTACGAATACCCCAACTTTCTGGGGGATTAAGTGGAATGGGTTGCAACAGAGGCGGTTACCGCAGGTCGTTTTGACCCCCGTATATCCCAAGTCACCCCACGTAAACCACATAGCAACACGCTGAGGATGATGTTGAGTACTAGAACTGATACCGTGCCTGCGCCAGGCGAACTGGGGCTGACCTGTACGTGAGTTAATAGTCCCATTCCAATTCCAACATTCATCAGGGTCGCCAATTTCAACTTGGCTCCAAAACTTGAGGGCACGCTTACGCTCCTTTACTAGTAGACGGTTGATATCAAATGACAGGCGACCTTCTCTTGCCCCTGCTACGCAACGTACGCAAGCTTGGTGACTGTCGTAGCGCATAGAGGATGAGCTAAAGCGTCCAAGAGAATGACCGATGTACAAGCACAGTTCGCCCTCTTCAGCAGTGTTAGACATCTGCTGGCTACGGCGACCATATGCGTGTCCACCTCTTTTTTTACTTGGATTAGCTTCACTCATTAGAACGATCCCTCTGGTTTTACATAGCTGCCACCAAGAGCAGGGTACTGTTCTTCAGTAGGCAATAGATCAAGGTTGTTGTTAATCATATATTCGTAGCGAGTACTGTTTTCGTATTTAATACGAACCAAAGTTGCCCGTGGTGTGTAGTACTCAGGACGACCGACAATTAGTGCATTCAACCCTGAAGGATGGACAACAACACGCTGTCCAATCTGAATATCTTTTGCAAGCATAATATATCTTTTTGATAGTTAAAGTTTAATGAAAAAGTATTATTACTGTGAGTTATGGTTCAGTCTCTGATGCTTCTAGTAATTCATAGTTACGATAGTCGTAAGGCTTAGTGCCATCTCCAAGGTCACCAAACATAAGGTTTGATGCTTCTTCAAATCCATCAGCTTCTACAGTAACTTCATCACCTGTAGAGCGATCAATAAATGTCCAAAACATAATTAGAAATCGTTGAGAATGTGATCTGCAGGCAGGGGATCATCCTTAGGACGTTGCCAGATACGAATTGATTTGTTCTTACCTGTCACAGGATCCTTGCGGCTAGTGACTAGACGACGCCAGCCCATTGTCTGGAGAACGTCAGCGACACGACGTGATTCACGCCTGCCTTGCTGCCTGGGATCTAGTTCCAGTGCATTAGTAAGAATCTCAGCTGCAGTAACTTCCTGACGGATAGTTACGTAGGTAGCGATCTTGTCGAGCCAGGGATCTGGATCGCCAAACTCTTGAATATATTCAGCAATTCGAGCAATCTCACCACTGTCAAATTCGTAGGTTTGACCACTTCTGAAGGCAGCAACTGCTGCAGCCCATAGACTATCACGCTGCTCGGCTAATTGTCGCCAAGGTACAGCAAATCCAGAGCCAATTTCTAGCGGGACAAATCGACGATTGCCGGTGCTATCAACCAGAAACTGATTGCGATTAGTAGTACCAATAAGGACAAACCGACGATAAAGCTTGCTAGGAAGCGCAGCATACGGGAAACGAGTTTCATCAACCCTCGTCGTAACGAGGTTCTTGAAGTTCTCGATATTGCGAGTATTGAAATAATTGTCAATCTCCGGTAGCTCAAGGACCCACGCAACGTGCATCCTGTACTGTTCTTTCATCAGTGTATCGAGTGGCGTAGTGATCTCTGAGAAGAGACCTTGCGGCACAAGATTGCGAGAGAACATAGATTTACCTACACCCTGTGCACCAACAAGAATTGGTAGCCAGCTCATCGAGCAACCAGGGTTGTAAGCACGAGCGACAGCACCGATCATCATTCGCTGCATAGCGAGTGTGGCGATGTTGTGCTTGTTACCTAGGAACACCTCACCGATGCGCTCCCAGTCAGGGTGTGGAGCTGCGTGAGCTGCACAGTGATCGAGGTAGCGACGGATAGGGCAATAAGTATTACGCCCTGCTGCATATTGAATGGCAGACTTCATCCGTTGTTCAGGGATAAAGATGCCGTTCTCACAGCTAAGTTTGGTAGTCATAATGTCAAGGTCTTGACCCTGCAGCGCTACCGTCTGACCATTGGGGTCAGTGTATTCAATTGCATTTGTAAGTTCGTTCTTACGTAGATCAGTCAAGACAGACTTGACTTTTGAAACGTCATCAGAGCGTTCTTTAGCTGCATCGTCGCTGCTTTTCTTAGGGCGACCACGACGCTTAGCTTGACTTGCATCTGGCAACGGTTCAAGTTCTACAACTTCTCCCATAGGTTTCTCTGTATAAGTGTCTAGTACATTGTCAAGCTCAGGCAGTGGATCGAACTCTGTGTAACCAGAAGCTCCACCAACTGCACCAAACCTGAGATTATCTGGAAGCGATCTAGTCCAGTTCGGATCTTGCTTTTTAGCAAGCGAATATAGTGTAGTGTGTCCGGCATAGTTACCGAGACCACGCCACTTAAAGGGTCGAATGTTTTCTTCTTTTTCACCGTGGTGACCTTTCAGTACCCACTCAACCCAGTCATCGAAGACATCGCCTCCAATGCCTGCACAAGCTGCCATTACAGGTACGTAATAGCTCTCGTACTCACCGTCCTCAGACGGGCGTAGGAACTCACGCAGGAGCCACTGACAACGCTTTACGTCCTGCTCATTCAGCTCTGTAGCAACAAAGTCAGAGCGATCTTCAAAGTCGATATCGTCAAGCAAAAACTTGGGTACCATCGCACCTTCGTTATGTTTGAACTCTGCTTTGGTGTTGCCATACCACAGGCGTTCAGGCTTTTGTCCGCAGTTGTCAGCAAGCTCAGTAAGCTCTAGCTCGGCAACGATACGGTTAACGATTAGCCAATAAGCACCACGGTGCTGGGCAATCGAAGAAAGCTCACGCTCTAGAGGGAACAGAGCACGAAAGCGGTGCTCTTGCTCAGTGTGGCTAGACGACGTGTAAGTACAAGCACACCACTGTTGAACAGTAGGTGAAGACCAGAAGTGATCTAGCGTGCAGTCACCGTCGATATCGATAACAACGACGTTGCTGCCATTAGCATTGTCAGCTTTGCGGTGACGGTCAAAGAAGTGAGTAGCACACCAACCGTAACCAGCTTTGACCCAACCTTCAAGCCAAGTCAAAGGCTCATAAATATTTGACCAACCCGTTGCTACTTTCTGCGGGTTTTGTTTGTTTTTGCAGCGCTTATGAACTGCAATCTTCAACTTCATTAGTACCTTCTATTTCGTGAAACTGTTTTGCTCTTTTCAAGAATCTGGATTCATATAATTCCAGCTGATCTCCATCAATGAAGATCGCTTGACTCGTTTCTGGAGTCGAAACGATAATCAAGGCTACATCACAAAGATAGCCTGTTCTTTCATTTAGTGCCAGTCTGTACGCCGCCATTTGTTGAGCGCACTTTTGAAACTTTCTAAAGCCACCGAAACCAATGCGGTCACCACGATCGGGAAAAGACGAACGGTAAGGTGCGTTAGAAGTTTTAAAGTCAGCAATAACTCTGACACCGCCGATCTCACCGATGAGGTCAGGGCAGCCAGCGTAGAGATGCTCAGTAGACCACACATACGCCACCTCACGGTCGTCAGAACGTAAGTGGTTCCAGTCAGGTCTAAGAGGGCGCTCACTCCAATGAAGAACGTCAAACCAATCAAGATACTGACTAATTCCATTCCAAAAATCTTGATACTCTTCAGGTACTCCGGGATCTAGTCCACGGAGGTAGTTTTCACAGCCAAGGTGGATGGCAGAACCACGGGTGCTTGCTTCTTCGAGAGCACCTGGGTTATTCGCTTGCCAAGTTTGTAGACCTTTTTTCGATTTTTCGCTTTCGGTTGCCGAAAGTACAGTAGTGACTGACGGCATATAAAGCCCAGAGCACAGGTATTTTCTGTGCCCTGAAGCCGTTTGTATACGATAAGGCTGATCATTCATTAGAAGTCAGGGGTATTCTCCTCTTGAAACGCTGAGCTGAAATCTGTAGGTTGGGTTTGCGCTTGAAACATTTGGTACAACGCTCCAGTTGCATTGCCACAGGCTTCAGCAACTTGACCAACAGCGTGCAATTCTTGACGCATCAGTTGCACCTCTTGGCGCAGAGCGATCATATGGTCCATCAATGACGGAACCTTTGCTACAGGAGCAGCAGGTGCTTCTGGTTGTGTAGGAGCAGGTGAAGAGGCAGCTTTTTGCTTGGCACCTTCAATAATTTGTGCAATACGTGCCTGCATTTCAGGAGGCAGACCGTCAGTGTTAACGTTAGACATCAGAATTCGCTCTTGAGGTGTTTTTCAGCAATCTCGCCTACCATTTCTTCAAAGGCACGGCGAAGTTCATATTCCAGATCACTGCGGT